TCACCTTTAGTGCGGGGGTGAACGAATGGACTTTTTGAACGTAACTAAATTTTTAATTATTCTCGTATTCTGCACCATCTTTATTTGGGATGTTGCCGTTATGTTTTTTGCTAAAGATCTAAACGCCACAATTAGTTATGCAATATATACAATATCTTGTGAACACCCTATAATATCCTTTGCAATTGGTGTTTTATGTGGTCATGTTTTCTGGCCCCTTAAATCGTGAGAAATATATGATTAAAGTCGGAGTAGTTGGATATGGAACAATAGGCAAGCGTGTGGCAGACGCTGTATTGTTGCAAGATGACATGGAACTTGTTGGCATTACCGCAAACACTTATAACTATAGAATCAAAACGGCTTACGAAAAGGGAATAAAAATATTTCCAGTAAATTCTTTGCTTAATATGGTTTGGAGTGGAATAGGGGTAGAAGGCGACTTCGATGATTTAGTTAAGCAGTGTGATGTGGTTGTAGACTGCGCACCAAAAGGCGCTGGCCAAAAAAACAAAGATCGGTACAAATATTGGGGAATCAAAGCGATCTTTCAGGGAGGAGAAAAGTCAAGCGTAGGAAAGAGCTTTGTTTCTCAATGCAACTATGACGAAGTTCTTGGTTCTGATTTTATAAGGGTGGTTAGCTGTAACACCACCGGCCTTTGCAGAACCCTACATGCTGTAGATAAAAGGTATGGTGTTGAAAGTGTTCACGCAACAATAGTAAGAAGGGCTGCTGACCCTTGGGATATATATCACGGCCCCATTAATGCTATTGTCCCAACCTTAGAACTTCCTTCGCATCACGGGCCTGATGTTCAGACCGTTCTTCCTCACATAGAGATATTTACCACATCTATGACTGTTCCCACAACCGTTATGCATATGCATAGTGTTACAATAGACCTAGCAAAAGAAGCTACTTTGCGCGATGTAATAGAATTGTTTGATAATACCGAAAGAGTTCGGATTGTAAAAAACACCGAAGGGATACGATCCACGGCAGAAATAATAGAATATGCAAAAGATTTAGGTCATTCTAGAGGAGACATGCCAGATATTTGTATCTGGGAAGAAACAGTTGGTATAGCAAAAAACAAACTGTTTTATTTGCAAGCCATTCATCAGGAAAGCAATGTTATTCCAGAAAATATAGATGCTATTAGAGCAGCTATGGGGAAATAAGTTTATGAGACGAGATTACAGCGACCCCGTTTACGCCGAATGGAGAAAGAGGGTTTTCTCTAGAGACAAGCGTAAGTGTCAAATGCCCGGATGTGGATATAAGAAAGCATTAAACGCTCATCACATAAAAAGATGGGCAGATGCTCCATATCTAAGATATGATGTTGATAATGGAATTACCCTGTGCTGGAGATGCCACAAGCAAATAACGGGGTCTGAGGCTCAATACGAACCTTTGTTTATGGATTTAGTTAGAAACAACAATGACAATACCAACACTGATAGTAAGTAAAAATAGATCTTGTCAATTAAGACTTCTTCTAGAAAGTCTTTATTTTAATGCTACTGGTATTTTTAAGCCCCATATTGTATGGACGGCAACCACGCCAGAGTTTGAAACTGGGTACGAAAAAGTAGAGGCAGAATTTCCTCAAGCCATCTTCACAAGAGAAACGTATCTCTTAGTTGATTTCTATCACTTTTTAAAAAAACATCAAGATGGTCATTTTGCTTTGTTCATGGATGATTGTATTTTTTACAAGCCCCTAAGAGTTTCTCCTGAAGAGTTGATATCCAAGATGGATAATGATACTTGGTGCTTAAGCTTGCGTCTAGGAAATAACACTACGGAGAATACAGAAAAGCCAATAGTTCCAGTTTCTGAAGATGGAGATTTTATAAAGTATAAATTCAAGGAGTATAGCCCATACGATAACTACGGTTTTTGTTTTAGCTGGGATGGCGTTATATACAAAACCCAAGATGTTTTGGATTTATTTGACGATGATGATTTTACCAAAACAACGAACCAGTGGGCGATATTGCCACAGAAGATAGAAAACTTTACACAGAACAATAGAGATAAAATATCTAAAAATCTCATATGCTGCCCAAAGCAAAGCCATGTTGTTTCTATGAATTACAACACAACGCACTCTGCCGTTGGGAATTATCATCCAATTGATGAATTAAACCGTAGGTATATCTATGGCCAAATTATTGACTTTAGTAGTATAGAATTTGAAGATATTGAAGGCACTCATGCTTACAGGGGTTTTTCTATGCGGCAACAGCAAACATGACACAAAAATATATAATCCTAAAAGACACTAGAGAAAAAAACGGTTGGAATTTTGAATCTTTTGATAGATGTCAAACCGTTGCCAAGTGGGGTTTAAAGACGGGTGATTATACAGCCAGAGGCTTAGAAAAAGAGCTTGTTATTGAGCGAAAGGCTTCCACGGGTGAATTAGCCATTAACCTCGGAAAAAAAAGAAAAGCATTCGAGGCTGAAATTGAGCGCATGGCCAACTTTCGTTGGAGGTATATTATTTGTGAATTTTCCATAGACGACCTAATGAACTTCCCCAAGAACTCAGGGATTCCCAAAAAGCAAATTCAATATGTAAGAATGAATGGTAAATTTATGTGGAAGAAGCTTTGCGAATATCAAGAGAACCACGGAGTTCAGGTTATCTTTTGTGAAAACAAAGAACACGCAGAAGAAAGAGCAATTATGATATTTGACGAAGTATCGGAGATACTCCTACGTGAGCAATCAAACTGAAAATATAAAAGAGATTAATGACGCTTGGCTCAATCTTAAAGTAGATGAGTCAAAAATAATCAATCCATTTAGTGTTCAAACTGAGCAAGAATTTACAACCAAGCTAACGTGGTTGATGACCACTCCAGAATATTTCTCATTCATTTGCAAGGAGATGTTCAACATAGACCTTCTTCCCACTCAAGCCTTAATGCTTAGAGAAATGTGGAATAGAAAGTTTCCAATGCTTATAGCCAGTCGTGGTTTTGGAAAGTCTTTTATATTATCTGTCTATGCGATTCTTCGTGCTTTATTAATGCCGGGAAGAAAAGTCATTATTGTTGGTGCCGCTTTTAGACAGTCTAAGATTCTTTTTGAATACATGGATGGAATATGGAGAAATTCTCCTATTCTTCGGGATATTGTTGGCGGTGGTGGTGGCCCTAGACGTGGTGTTGATATGTGTAGGTTGACGATAGGTGAAAGCACAATAACGTGCTTGCCACTTGGTGATGGCACTAAAATTCGTGGTCAACGCGCCAACGATATCATTGCAGATGAATTTGCGTCTATTCCACGCGAAATATTTGAAAATGTTGTGGCTGGTTTTGCTGCCGTTACCGCCTCTCCAGTAGAAAATGTAAGGAGAATAGCATCACAAAAAAAGGCCATAGAGCTTGGAGAAGTAGAAAATAACGAGCAGGCAATTTATGAGGGGCTTGGAAACCAAATCATACTTTCTGGTACTGCTTATTACGACTTTAATCACTTTGCTGAATATTGGAAAAAGTGGAAACAAATTATCCAAAGCAAGGGACATCCTAAAAAGCTAGCCGAAATATTTGGAGGAGATGAAATTCCAGCAGACTTTGATTGGCGGCAGTATTCTATCATTCGTGTTCCTTTTGAGCTTCTGCCAGAAGGATTCATGGACGCCGCTCAGGTGGCTAGATCTAAAGCCACTGTTCATTCTGGCATTTATCAGATGGAATTTGGAGCATGTTTTGCTACGGATAGTCATGGGTTTTTCAAACGTTCTTTAATAGAAAGCTGTGTTGTTTCTCCTGAAAACCCGATTAGTTTGCCAAGCGGAGAGGTCAATTTTCAATCCGTAATTACTGGCAATCCAAATTGTAGATATGTGTACGGAATTGATCCAGCCTCTGAAGTAGACAATTTTTCTATAGTGGTTATGGAAGTGCATGAAGACCATAGTAGGGTTGTTTATTGCTGGACAACAAACAGGGGTAGACACAAGGAACAACTAAAAGCAGGAGTCGCTGATGAAACAGACTTTTATTCTTACTGCTCTAGAAAAATTAGAGACTTGATGAAGGTGTTTCCGTGTGAAGAAATTGCGCTAGACGCACAAGGGGGCGGTATTGCTATTATTGAAGCGCTACATGATAAAGACAAAATTCAAGAAGGCGAATTGGCTATTTGGCCCACTATCGACGAGAAAAAGGAAAAAGATACAGACGGTGAACCGGGACTGCATATTGTAGAGATGATTCAATTTGCTAAGGCAGACTGGGTTGGCGAAGCTAATCATGGATTACGAAAAGACTTTGAAGATAAAACAGTTCTATTTCCGTATTTTGATTCAGCAACATTGGGCCTTGCCATATCTGACGATAAATTAAAAGACAGGATATATGACACGTTGGAAGACTGCGTTATGGAGATCGAGGAGCTTAAAGATGAGCTTTCTATGATAATTATGATGCAAACCGTAAGCGGTAGGGATAAGTGGGATACGCCAGAAGTTAAACTTCCCGGTGGCAGAAAAGATCGCCTAAGAAAAGATAGGTATTCTTCTTTGATTATGGCGAACATGTCTGCAAGAAAGATATTGCGCATACCGCCTCCTCCTGTTTATGATACTATTGGTGGTTTTGCAGGAGGCGTAAAAGGCAAAACAGACGGCCCAGAATATGTAGGGCCAGCTTGGTTTACAGAGGGAATGAAGGATGTTTATTAATTTGGTGTATAATCATTTAGATTAATTTGCCATCATTCCAATTACAATTCAATAGGTGGAACAATGCCCGACGATAACCCAATAAAAGACCAAGAAAAAGCACAATCTTTTGTTACTTGGTCTGATGAATCTGGTAAACAGCAAGCTCTTTCTGATATAGCAGATAATATTGATGCTTATGATGGCATCCAAAAGTCCGTGGCTTATAATCGTAGATCATTTCTTGATATAGAACCCAATCGTTCGGTAAGAACCAGTTTTACTAGGCAGGACTATAACAGGTTCCGTTCAGAAGAATCTGTACCCCAGCAGCAAAAAGAAGCCATGAAAATGTGCATGGCTGCATACGATAAGGTTGGAATAATTAGGAATGTTATTGACCTTATGGCTGACTTTGCTGGTCAGGGAATTAATATTGTTCACCCAAACAAGAGAATTGAAAAGTTCTTTAGGGCGTGGTTTCAAAAGATTAACGGTAGAGAGCGAACGGAAAGATTTCTAAATACGCTGTATAGATGTGGAAACGTGGTAGTAAAAAGAAGAACCGCAAAGATAAATAAGAAAACAGAAAAACAGCTTCGTTCGATGGGCGATGCTGATATGCAAATAGTTGATCTGAAAGTTAACAGAAGAGAAATCCCTTGGAAGTTTGATTTCTTAAACCCAATGTCTATTGAAGTTGTTGGCAACGAACTCGCCACCTTCGTTGGGCAACCGCAGTATGTTTTGAAGGTGTCAAAGCTTGTTAGAGGTTTAACCAACAGGGGTCTTAGTGGTAACACGCCTTTTCATAGAAATCTAACAGCCCTGCTTCCCCCGGACATACTGGAGTCCATAAAGAGTGGAGAAACTGTTATACCGCTAGACCCAGAAAAGGTATCGGTACATTATTACAAGAAAGACGACTGGCTAGTTTGGGCCAACCCCATGATTTATGCCATACTTGATGACATTATCATGCTAGAGAAGATGAAGCTGGCCGATGTGTCTGCTCTTGATGGAGCCATTTCCAATATAAGACTTTGGAGTCTTGGAGATTTAGACAATAAGATACTGCCGACAAAAGCTGCTATTAATAAGTTAAGAAACATACTAGCGAGTAATGTCGGCGGTGGCACAATGGATCTTGTGTGGGGGCCAGAATTAAAGTTTACAGAATCTAGCACTCAAGTTTTTAGATTCTTGGGAAAAGAGAAATATGAACCGGTGCTTACCAATATATACGCTGGCCTTGGTGTGCCTCCTACCCTCACTGGCATGGCCAGCGGCAGCGGTGGCTTCACTAATAATTTTATTAGTCTTAAAACTCTTGTTGAACGGCTGGAATACGGTCGTCAAATACTGGTTAACTGGTGGAACCAAGAACTAGAGATAGTTCAAAAGGCGATGGGATTTAGGCTTCCAGCTAAAATTCATTTTGACCAAATGGTTCTTTCTGACGAAGCTTCCGAGAAGAACCTACTTATTCAGCTTGCCGATAGAAATGTTATTAGTTCCGAGACGCTTGTTGAACGATTTGGAGAAATTCCTGAAATTGAAAAGATCAGAATTCGTCGGGAAGTAAAAGAAAGAAAAAAGGAATCTATGCCACAGAAAGCTAGTCCTTATCATAATCCGCAACATCGCAATGATCTTGAGAAAATTGCTTTAACTAAGGACATGATAGCCCCCGAAGATGTAGGTGTTGTTCCTTGTGAGGATACTGGCGACCATCCTTTGACTAACCCTCAAGATAGACGAAGTGATGATAAAATTCAGGATAGCAAGGATGAATTAAAAGACAAGCAGGACGAACGAGATCAAAAGAAGTTTGATAAACAGCAAGAGAAACAAAAGGAGTTTGATCCCGTTGGAAGGCCAGAAGATGGAAGGCCAAAAAACGCAAAAGATAAAGAAAAAAGAAAAGAAAGAGAAGTCACCCCTAGAAAAACTGTTAAGTCTTTTGATTTAGTTAATACCACTATTTGGGCAACCGAAGCGCAGTCAAAGGTGTCTGAATTTGTTAATCCGGCAATGCTGGCGCATTATGGAAAGGCTAGCCTTCGCTCTTTAACCAAAAGCGAAATGGATCAACTTGAACATTTAAAACTGTGTATCCTGTGTAATATAGAACCCTTTATTGAGATTACCCCGGATGTTCTTAACAGCCTACTTAAACAACCCTTAAGGCTTGAATCTAGTTTAGCAAAAATGCTTGCAGATCTTAAAGATGATTTTCTTAATAGAAACGAAAGGCAACCGACCATTGACGAAGCAAGGCAAATCAATGTATCGGGTTATGCTTTAAGTAAAACAGCTTAACGTTTCCAACAATAATTTTTCTTTATGGTGTATATTCTTTTGAGGTAACACATGAAAATATATCAAAGCGAACTAGATTCGGGCCTAGAAGAAGCCATTAAAGCAAGCGCTAGTGTGGCATACGCTTCCCCGGTTAGCATATATATACCGAGCAAGAAACAAAAAGAAGACATTAGACAAATTATTTTTGCT